CCTCCCCTTTGTCTTTGAGAATATCTATTAATTCTTCTCTTTGCTTGTTCCTTTATTTCTTTTTTTAAATTTTCATCATTATTATTTTTATTTTCATTTTCATTAGTAATCTCTGTCTTCAAACTTTTAGCATTATTTCTCTCTGAAGCTGTTAAGTTAACAAAATTACCATTTGCGTCAACCTCTCTACCTGAAGCAGATTCAAATGTAATTCCACCACTGGTATAATATTTTCCGTCTTCTGAATATACAGTTGCCATATCTTTTTAGTTATTTATACGAAATTTTGCAAATGGTATTGTATTTAGGTCTTGTAACTCCTCATTTGTGACTTGATAGAGTTGACCCACTACCTCTTGGAAGGTATATGAACGAGATTGACCCCAATGAAAGTTGATTCCACGAAACCCCCACTCATATATATTTGTCACAGCTACAAGTGGATTCTGATCATAACGAAGACCTTGTGTTTTTGGTTGATATACAAATACATATATCTTGCCAACTTCGGGAGTTGATGATATACTGTCACCCAAGACATCCATGATTTCAATCATGAGATCATCAGCGTCCTCTGTTCCGAGAATATCATCAACTAGTGGGGCGATGCGACTCATTTGATACCTAGTTCTTTTTCAGTCATCACTTTAAATTCCCACAAACGATCTTCACAGAACTCTGTTGCTGCTTTCCACTTTGCTTGGTTCTTAGCGTATTCATAGACTTCTCTTAAATAATTCTTGGTCTGTCTTTTGGGTTTTTTTGGTTTTTGTGTTTGTTTAAGTGGTTTTACTTCTATTAAATATGTCTTGATGCGACCAGTGTTTTCTTGAACTTTGATGTAAAAGTCAGGAAAGTATCTATGAACTCGATTATCAACAGGAGAACGATAGGGTAGTGCAATCTCTTCACTTCCCCATTCAAGTATTTTATCATTCTTGTCACAATAAACCATGAATTTTCTCTCCCAAAGTGACCTGTATATGATGTTTGTGGGATCACCTT